CCCGCCATATCGTCACGGCATGTACCTTCATCCCAAGCGGTTATACATTCAGGAGGATAAAGATGGGCTGTATCCCATCCGTAATCAACAACAACCTTTCCACCTGGTTGCATGAAATATTTAAAAAATATTTTATCAAAATCATTCCAATTATTTACAACAAATTCAACTTTTGTTTGTTTAATTAAACCCAAAGAGCCTTTAGTTTCCGATGTAATACTTTTTATGTTAGCAACATCACTAAGAAAAGTATTATTTAATAATTCAGGAGGAAACAAATCTTCATAACTAGCTATTTCCTTATCATCTTTTGCATGAACACTACTTGGGGTGATAGGTAACAAGGTTAGAGGGTCAATTAGTCCTGAGGAATTCATTGTTGTTTTGATAGCGTAAGCTCCAGCACCTTTAATGTTAGGATTATCTTGAGCATCATTATATTGACCATCTAATATATTAACAGCAGTTGTACGATTATATTGATTATTTCCAACTACATAAAGTCTTTTCATCTTAGATTCTGCTTTATATTCATACCATGTATCTTTATTCTTTCTATCCTCTTTAAATTGCACTGTCGGATTATTATAATTATATAGTTTTTTTTCTTCTTCCTTTTTCTCCACTGTTGTCATTGATTTATCAGTAGCTTTCCATTTTATAACATCCATAGCAATCCACATTCTAGCAAAAGGTTTTCTTGATGATAGATCAGCTTCACCACTAAACCAAGATGGATTATAGTCAATTATAGCTCCTTCATCCAGATTTACTCCTGTTCCTTGAAACTTACTCGTGAGGATTTTCCCAGCATCACTGTTGGGGTCGATACTATCAGAAAATTTATGATCAGGCTTGAGTGGATTTCTAGCTGCTAAATGTTGTCTAGCCATTAATTTTCTTTTAATTAGGGGATTTATATCTCCACCCCAAACTCTTTTATTTATATTAAATGACATATTTTTTCACTAACTTAATGTTGGTATTCTTAAATGTGTTCCTGCAGGTATGTTCATTGTTTTTAAACTATTCGCTCTTGCTATAACTACCCATAAATGAGGATCTCCATAAAACCTGAAAGCTAAATTATCACATCTATCGCCTTCTGTTGCTAAGAAATACATATCGGCATCTTTTCTTTCCGGTTTTGGATCATAAACTGTACCAAAGGAAGTTTTCTCTCTATATTTTCTTGTTGAATTTGATCTAGCCATTTAAAATCTCCTAACTTGGTTGTCCTGAATCACCTGTTCCAACCCCATCAGCTAGTGGTGGACCAGTAATTCCATAAAATTCATCACCAAAATCTTCCACTGTATGAAAATAACTTGGAACAGAATTATGAATGACTTGATAAGTTATAGCAGCTGTTATGTGTTTTGGAACTCTTTTACCTCTTGCAGTCTCCCATGGTGATTGATCAGGGTACGAATAAGATAAAGACTTAATAAAACCTGTTACTTCTTTGTTGCTTCTACCAAACAATTCTCCTAATCTAAATTTTGTTAAAGGTGGAACTCCTCTAACTTTTGCCGCACTAGCTAAAGTTGTGCCAGTTGCATCTGAAATATTAAATCCAGGAGTAGTTGCCTGCTCTACATCAAATCTATACAAAGGATAAGCTAACGATGTTAATTTATTAAGTTTTTGATATATAAGTCGTAATTCTTCTTCTGTAGTTGCAAATAATTTAAGAGTAAATGATATATCTCTTTCAGCATTTTCATACATATAAACAGGCTCACTTCTACCAATATATTTTTCAGAATTCCAAGCTGGAGCAACATTTTCTGTTAATCCTTCAAGATATCCTCTAAAAGCTAATAACTGATTTGTTCTCAAATCTATGAAATAAAAAGGCATCCCAGTTTCAACACTTTCAACATCTTTCCCCTCTTGTGTTTTCCAATCGTTTAATTTGTCAGTATCTTCAAAAGGATTATTAACAGGTTTACTGGTGTGTACATCATCCAGTCGATCTTCACCATTAATACCATTCATAGAAATATTAACATTAGCAGTAGCTGTGATACCATCTGTAGTATCAGCGTTGTCAGTATCCAAACTACCTTCAGTATATTTTGGATTTAACCACTCAAAAGGGGAAGTCCTATCAGCTAAAATTTCAGGAGTAGTTCCAAGAAATCTTAAAGTCGATAAAATTGTTGATAATGGTATGTAAGGAGCTTTATATTTTTGCTTACCTTGTAATTCAACAAGTCCTAAATTTTCCTTAACCATAAACCAAATACCAGCTCCAGTAATCATAAATTTTCCTAACCTTAAAACATCAACTAAAGATCTAAGAATAGGAGAAAATTCTCTAGAACCAAGTAGTTTTCCACCCAATGCCATATCAATTCCTGTTGTTCCACCACTACCAACTCCACCTCCTATGTTACTTACGATGTATGGTTCATCACCTCTCCACACTGATCCTATATGTCTAGCTGAATATCTTATATTTAAATTATCTCTTGAAACATTTGGTCCATATGAATAAAGAACATCTGGGTTTTCTTTTGCAGTGTGATTTGAATTATAAAAATTTTCCCAACTTGTATTTGCTAGTTTACTACCATCTAAATTCTCTTTATTTATATTAACCGTTCTTGAATTAGTACCAGCAGTTGTTTTGCTATTATAACCTGTAAATCCCGCAGTTAATGGATTGAAAGATGGATAAACAGAACCACCTATTGGATCAAATTGAGCACCACCAAAGAACCAACTAGCAGCAATATTTGGATCTAATTCACCACTACCAAAATATCTAGGTAAAGGAGAACCATCTAATCGAGAATTTAACAAAAGTGAAGAAGGTAACTTTTCTGGATAACCTTGTGCATAATTTTTAAGATTACCTTGTAACAACACATGATTACCTTCAGTTAAACCTTTTGGTGTATTTATTTCTCTAAAAACAGTTGAATATTTTAAAGCATTTGTATTTGTATTTAAAACTTGATTAAATAATGCACCAATACCATCTGTTCCATCTCCTACAAAACCAACTTTTGTCAAGCTAGTTCCTTGATATCCATTCTGAGGTATTACATCATGTCTTGGATCATAATTGTATGTACCATATAATTTAAAAGGAGGACTTGTTGTTTCAGTTGCAAAGCTTTGAGTATCCAATGAATCTAAAATAGGAGTTGGTTGTGATAATCCTATTAAAGAATTATCAATTGCTAATTCAGACATCCAATCTGAATTGATTTGATCGTTACCCATTGGGGACAAATTTGATAAATTTGATAAACCTGCCATCTGTTATTCTCCTATTCAAATACTAAATCACTAAATCTCTGAGATATCTATTTTGACTATCCATAATAGATATCATTCTGTTATCCCTATCTTCTTGTTTTTTTGCAAATTCAACTGTAATTTGTTCAAACCTTTCTTGTTCTCTCATTCGTTTCTCATGTGCAAATCTTGAAGATACAGCAGTAGCAGTTGTACTTGAACCACCACCTAAATTTGTTCCCACAACCATAGAATCTTGGTCGTTTAATTTTATTGAACCTTTTGGACCACTAACTATTGTTTGACCACCAGGTCCTATAACACCATCTTTCATACTCTTAGCTTCAGCCATCATAGATTTTATTTTACCAAACATAGTATATCCAGCTGCCGCGGCAATTACCCATCCAACAACAGGCATCATGGCAGCTGAAGCACCCATAGCAGTTGCAATATATGAAGCAGCTGCAGCTAATGCGGGACCTATCATCATAGTGAATTTTAAAGCTAAAAGGCCGGCTGCGACATTTGCGATACCAAATTTTTCTTCTATCACCGTTAAAATATTACTTAAACCCTCCATTATAGGTAACAATGTTATTCCAAGTTGAGCTGATAAAGCATTAAAATCAGCTAACATCTTATCAATTGCAGTCATGGTATCTTCACCTATCAAGTCTTTAAAAGGATTGGTTTCTTCTATCTCTGCCGCAAGTTCTTGCATCTCTTCTTCGCCCGAGATAGTTTTTTGTAATTCTTCAACAGTCATACTCATAGCTTTAGCCAATGATTGTTTTTGTAGTATGTTCATCTTATTAAAATCTTCTTCAGAACCAAGTTGTTTTAATATCTCATCCTGAAAACCAACTAAATCACCTGACAGATAAAGTTCCCTTGCTTTTTGTAAATTCAATTGTCTACCAATCATAACCGAAGCTTCCATTTCAGCATTCAATGAAGATTGGAAATTCATCATACTATCACCTATTTTAGATATTTTATCTAAAGATAATCCTAATTGTCTAGCTCTTATAGCAGCTTCTAAAACATTTTTACCACCATCTCTCATATGAGATGCAAATATTTCTCCACTATTAGCTATATCTCTCATCACAACTTGAGGAGCTACTCCACTCTGCATCGCTAATGAAGCTGTTTGTTCTAACATATTTTCAGCTTGTTGTTGTGTCATATCGGTTATTTTCATAAATGTACCATACAACTTTGTAGCCTCTTGAGTATTTAAACCCATAGCTTTTCCTGAATCAGCTATTTTCATTGCCATATGTTCAATACCATTACCAGCTGCATCAATTTGATTTATATTAATACCAAACTCACTTGTTAATTGAGTTATGGAACTATTTAAATCACTAGCATTTAATCCAATCCTCATCATATTAGGAACAGTTTCATTAACTCTATCACTAAATCCAGTTGCATTCATTCCAAGAGCACCAAACTCTTTTCCAACAGAACCTGATATCTCGTTAGCTTTTTTTATTGATGCTACTAAAAATCCTACAGCCGCTCCTGCAGAAAGAAAACTTGTTACCATACTTGCAGCTGATTTACCCGCGTTACCTAAGCTCTTTTGTGCCTTGCCTAACAAACCATTCATACCCTTTTGAGCTTTTACAGCACCGAGAGTATTTTTTCTTATATCATTTCTTGCATCAGCTCCTTCTTCTGTATCTTCTGCTATTTCTTTTTCTAATTTAGCTTGCATACTAGACAGAGCTTTTGATGACATCTGACCTTTATTTATTTTATTTAGATTTTTTAATTGTTCATTCCCTAAACCAGCTAAATCTCCATTATCTGCAACAGCAGCTTCTGTAAGTTTAGCAGCTTCTTTGATTGCCATTTTAGATTTAGATTCTATACCAAATATATCATGAAACAAGCCTTTTTGCTTATCCAGTTCATCGGATATGCTTTCTTGTAAACTTTGAGAATCTCTGATGGCTTTGTTCTGCCCAACCGTTTCAGATGCTAACTTCTTTTCGAGTTCTAAAATGTTAGAAACAGCAGATTGTGAAGCTTTTAAAGCTGTGGTTCTTCTGTTATCAGCTTCATATAAACTCTTCTGAACAGAGGCTTCTTTATATAATAAATCAATCCGTTTTTGTATTTCTTCTGAACTAGCCAATTTTTAACTCCTATAAAGGTGATGAGGGTAAGCCAAGTTTTTTTCTAACTTTTTCACTATGTTTTTTAAAATCATTATAATCTTTATCAAACTTTTTAAGAGCTCGAGAAAACGATGGATCTTTAAGTAATTGTTTTTCTTTTGAAGTTAAAGCCTTATTCTTAGCTTTTTTACCCAATTTAAGTAAATTAAATAAATAAGAAAAAGTACCTTCTGATAAAAGATTACTAACACTCATATATGATTTCTTCTTTGACATATTACTCTCCTAATTAGATGTAACTATTCATATATAAATATCAAATCTATGAAAAAAATGTTATTTGAATCTTGGATTTCTTGGTATGTTGAGTTTATCTACACTTTTTTGTTTGCTTTGTTGTCTCTTGTATTCTTCGTTTTCTTTTTTTCTTTGTTTGACTAATTTGTCTATATAAAATTGCCTTAAATATACAGGCATATCATATACTTCATGAAAAGAAAAACCACCTCCGGAGTGATATACAAACTCAAATATATTAGTGTGAAGAATTGCCTTGTCTTTAGGACTTAGGCCAAAAAAACCCAACCGTCATCGGTATATCTACCGTGACGGATTCTCCTTCTATATCTATTTCCTGACTCATATCTATGTCAGGCGCGATTCTCTTAAGTTCTTCCCTAAAAGCAATAGAATCTCTAGCTAACATATTGTTGACAAAATTATTTATTTTAGATTTATCATTATCATCATCTACAGATATAATTGAATGCCTCAATCGTGTCGTAATCTCAGCAGATATACCACTTTTTTTCAAAGCATCCAATTCTTTACCTATGAGTCTCTCATCAGCACCAGTTATTAAATGAAATTTGATTTTATGTTTTGTTGTTGGTAATTCAAAATCAAATTCATTTTTAGAATAATCAACATCTTTTGGTAAGACTTTAAATGGACAATCTGTGAGATTGAATGTATGTTGAAGTGAAGTACCAGTTGATGGATTCGGAACTTCGGTGTTATAATCAGGACCATAAGCTAACACTCTAGCTGCAACCATTACAGCATTTTTATCACCTATTAGTAAATCATCAGATTTAACACCTTCTGTGAGAATAAGTGAATCCAAAAGTTTATCAATTACAACACCTTTTTTGATAAGATTTTGTGATGTAAGAATATCCTCTTCCTTAGCAGTCATATATTTAATTTCAATTTTTCCATCTTTCAATGGTGAATCTGAACCATAAATTGTTCCACCACTTGGTAAATCAACCACTTCACTAGGAAATTTTTGTTTTTCTGCCATTATAACCTCCGATTATTTTGATTCGGAAACAGACGCTTGTCTATAACCTGTAACTAATTTTTTTATTTCACCTAAAGATTTTCTAGCTCTACCACCAGCAGCTTTATTACCTTTTGATTCAAAAGCTCTATGATTTTCTTGGAAATCTTCCCATAAATTATTTAATTCTGTATATAAATTTTCTGTTGACATTTTTTTTCTCCTATAACTTAAACTTCGATGGCTCTTCTGAACCATCCAAGCCAAAATTTCTCTTGATTTGGTTTGTCTATAACTATATTTGCGAATCTTAAAACTCTGTATGCTCTTACCCTATCTACAGTGATATCTTGTATAGCTTTTAGTGTAGCTGGACCTATTCCACCATCTACATCTATTTTATCTCTATTTTTAGAATTAGCGGATTGCTGTAAAACCTTTACAGCACCACTTCTACCAAAATTAACACACATATCAAAGTATATATGTCTTAAATGTGGGGGAACATCATCACACTTTCCCCTTCTCCAATAATCCGTATGATATATCTTTTTAGCTTGTTCTTTGGTAAGGTTTTTTATATCTACATCTGGATACCATCTTTTAGCAATACCATATTTGGTTTCACCACCAGCATCATCTGGATCGTTCACATAACCACCTTCGTGTTCTAATACTTTTTCTATAATTTCGTTGAATGTTTTCATAAGTTTCTTTATAACTATTTCATATATAAATATATACAAAAATAAAAAACCCTCAATATTTCTTCGTATTAAGGGTTTTTACATCATCTTTTTTTATGTTTTAGAATTGAAGTATAGCGTAATCATATCTCAATGTTAATGTAGCTTCTACTGGGTCACTAGAAGCAAAATCTAAATCACCAAATGTAGCATCTTGTATCCAAGCACCTTTTAATGTCCATTCTTCAACCACATCACCAACAGGACCTAATACATGAAAAGTTACATCTTTCTTATAAAAATCAGAGTATCCATCTCTACCAGTTACTGATTCGTGCCCCAAACGAACCCATTCCATAACTGCTTGAGCTGCAGAAGGAACTATTGGATCATATAATGTACATTGTAATGTCTGCCATCTACCTTTACCCTTTACATATCGTGTGACATTCATATGTTCTAATGTCACCTCATCAAATGTAATTTGAGGTCGATTAGCAGTTTTAATCATATAAGCTGGAATACCATCAATTTGCATTATAAACCTATTTTTTAATTTAGGTTCGAAGGGTGTAAACATTATATCTTGAGCTTCTAATAATTCTGCCATTTTATTCTCCTAATTGACTTTTAACAAAAACTTGTTACATATTTTCATATATAAATATGAAAAAAATTAAAAAAAGGCACAATAAATCACCTATTTTTTTAACTTCTTGAAGTTAAAATTTATTTTAGGAAGGGAACGAAGCCCCTGTAGGTTGTACTGTAAAATCTAATATTATAAATTCTGCTGTTCTGGTAGGTTGAACGAATACCTGTCCATATAAGATATTCCTATCTACAACATCTGGAGTATTATTAGTATCATCCATTACAACTCGAAATGCATTCAATCCACTGTTAGATTGAATTTGTTCCATAAATGGATTAACAATACTTAAAAATTTCTGTCTTGTAGCAGTGTTATTTTGTTCAAATACCAAGAATCTTGATGAACTCGCTATAAATTTCTTAACTTTAATTAATAACCTTCTTACATTAACTCTATCAAGAGCTGATGCTTTTTTCTGTAATGTTTTCTGACCCCAAACAACATTTCCTTGACCAGAGAATCTGACAATTGGATTCATATTAGCTTCATATAAGTCATCTCTATCTGCTATAGGTACAACTCTTTCTGCTTGTATGATATTATCAAGTGTTCCTCTGTTTAAACCAGCTGGAGCGAACCATGGATGTTTAACTTTATCATTAAAAGCATATACACTTGAAACAGCTATAGAAGGAGGCACCCATCTTGGTATTCCTGTTAAATTATCTGGAACCTGAACCCATGGATAATACATAGCAGCATAATTACTATTTCTAGCATTAGCTGCTGATTTAGCAGTTGTTGGTGCACTTTTAAATGGAGATGGATCTATTACTACAAAACAATCACCTCTATCTTCACAAACATTTATCGCTTTAGATACTATAGATGTGTGAGTATCTGATAATATTCCCGGTAAAAATAACAAATTGAAATCATATTCATCTTGATTTCTTAATAATTCTAATGAATCATAATAAGCTGTTTCACCAGTTTGCCCACTACCTACATTCAAACCTTGAACATTAGCGGTACCCGTTATATTTTCGTAAGCTCCTTCACCAAATGGATGTACAACATCACCATCACTACCTCCGCTGAATGAACCACCATATGAACCACTCCAACCAGAACCACTATAATGAGGTAGAGATGCTGAAGCAGCTGGAATTCTGACATTACCATTTTCATCTAAATAATCCGGTGTTGTATTCACAACCTCAACCCTAACATATTTAGATGCATTTAGATACGAACCAGATGGTTGTAAATATACATCATTAGTTCCACTATTTTTCAATATAGTAACCGTATCTCCAATTTTCTTTGATATAAAATTAGTAGAATTTGGATCTAATGTTAAATTATTCCATGTTTCTAATGGCTGTTTTCTATTATCAAGATCATCACCACTTCTAATTAAAAGAGTAAATGTTCCTTTTTTATTATTTCTTTGAGAAATTTCCCATCTTAAATTACTACTTGAACCTTCTACTAACTTGGAACGAGTTCCTATAGAACCAGAACTATTTTGTTCTGTTCCCTCTGCTAATGTATGTAATTTAAATGAAATTTTTGGAACTCCACTATTGAAATCTTTACCTCCAGCAAACGGCTGAATACTCATTGACGCGGCAGCATTTGTAAATAGTTGTGGTACAGAACCTGAACCCCATTGACCTGAGCCATGATAATCAAATCCAGCATCACTACCAGTTAAAGTTGCACCAAGAGCTCCTCTATATTGATCATGCATTGCCAAGGTTACAGTAGCA